TATTGATTGGAAAGCAGTCCAAAGCGCTTCGATAGAGGCAGGAACAAGTTTCAGCCTGAAATCCGCAGGTGGAGAAATCGTACTGAACACAGGGGGAGCGCCCGGGATTCAACTCGGAGGCGTAGCAGCAACCGAACCCTACTTAAAAGGAAATCAATGGCAGACTCTCATGACGACTCTGTTGACTCTTATTGCAACGCATACTCACACCACACTGGTGGGGGAGAGCAACGTCACAACGCAGGCAGCGTCTTTCTCAGCGTTAATAGCTCAACTCTCAAATTCACTCAGCACGTATATTTTAGGAAAATAGTTTCGTCAGTGTTGCGTGGTATAGTGGGATATGTCGCAAGAATACCCCAGAGGAATAAGATATCCTTTTTCTTTTAGTAGTCAGGGCAGTATCAGAACAACCGAGGGTATAGCTAAGATTGAGTCGAATTATCATTCTATTGTCAAGACAGCTGTCAATGAGAGACTTATCAGGAAGCAAGTCGGTACCGTAGGTTATACTCGGGTTCTGAGAAATAACAATTCTGACGCAACCAGAAGCGCAATCGAGAATCTCGTAAAGGAGGCACTGGCTCGGTATGAGCCCAGGGCGTTTGTGCTCACTGTGAGGGTCTATTCGAAAGAGATAGTATCAGGGAGCGCAACTTTTATTCAGGTAAAATTTCTCTATAAGACTACAGGCCAGGATAGTGACCTCGAACTAAGGATTCAGTAGGAGAAAATTATGGTTTCAATTACGACGTTGTCGGGAGATACCTTATCGGTGGATCTCGGAACACGAGATTTTGAGGGGTTTCGTTCTGACGCTCTGGAATTAGCAGAGGTTACGGCGCCAGAGTGGACGGACAGGTCAGAGGCAGATCTCGGCGTGGTTCTTACCGAATTGTTTGCATTCATGGCCGGGAATATTTCGTATTACCAGGACAGGTGTGCGAACGAGGCGTTGCCTCCGAGCGCTGTTCAACGTCGGTCAGTGATCGAACATGCTAAGTGGTTGGGTTATGCGTTGTCTCCCAGGACGAGCGCCCAAGTTGATCTCACTTTCGTTACATCGGGCGCAGGCACGGTGCCGGCTGGCGAAAAGATTCGGGTTGATACTTCAGACGGGAGCGACCCCGAAACGTTCGAGCTTGTTAGCGACTTTGTGGCGGTTGGTGCGGGAACGTATACGGGGGAGACTGCGTATCACGGAACAACGATTGACGAGACGTTGGGGTCAAGTGACGGGAGTGCGGGTCAGGAATTTTCTTTGGAACGATCCCCCATAACAGCGGACCCTACGGGAGCGTGGAGTCTTGTTGTTTATGTGGCAGAAGGCGGCCCTGCGGTTGCTTGGACGAAGGTGAACAATTTCAATTCGAGCGGGCCGCTCGATAAGCATTATCTCGCCGAGATCGACGAGTACGATCAGACTAAGGTGATTTTCGGAGATGGTACCAATGGAAAGATACCAGCGTCAGGAACGAATAATGTAACAGCGAGTTACAGGGTCGGCGGTGGAAGGGATGGAAACAAAGTCGGCGCCAATAAATTGACTCGATTGAATGGGAGTTATCCTTTTGTCACCAGTGTGACCAATCCCGCGCAACCTTCAGGAGGGGCCGAGAAAGAATCAATTGCCGAGGCGAAGATAAACGCTCCCGCAACTTATCCCACAAATGACAGAGCAGTAACTCACGCCGATTATGAGGCAATAGCCAAGAGTGTTTCTGGTATATCAAAGGCCAAGGCGTTGAATGGAGATGGGGCTATTTTTGAGAGAGTCATTCTCGCCAAGGAGGGGACAGATCCAGTACCGACAGGGTCGTGGAATCCCTACACTGAAACAGGATCAGGTCTTATTGGCACAGTGGGGGCGTTACTAAATACCAAAAGAACGACCCCGGTTATATTGCAGTTAGAGGCTGTAACTATTGTTGAAATTTACTTGGATATAACCGTTTATATGCTCGCTAATTATCGCAGAATTGACGTAACGCGAGCAATTGAGGACGAAGTTCAGGGGACAATCGATGCCCCAGGAATCCTCCATCCCCAAACGTTATCATTGGGCGCTCAGGTTCCATTGTCTCTTGTGAATAAGACGATTGAGGATATCGAGGGAGTGGATTATGTCGACATCAATCGTTTTCAGAGGAGAGCTTATGCGAGACTTCTCACTGAAGGCGCAACGACCGACATAGCACTCACGCCCGTTGTAGGTCTGAGCACTCTCACCGATTATTGGACGTTAATTTTTACGTCTGCGACCACCTTCACGGTCGAGGGGTTGAATTATGGAATCCAGGTTGCGACAGGGACAGTCGGTGTCGACTACACAACAGACGATGGGGGGTTGACCATTCAGTCGGTGGCAGGAGCTATCGCTCCAAGTGCGGGAGATACTTTTGAGATTCAGACCACGGGATACATCGCAAACATTGACAGTCAATACTTTGAGCTCGGAAAACTCTTAGGCAATACCTATGACCTGACTTTGGTGGGTGGATTAGGCTAAGCGCTTCGTCAAGAAGAGGGCCGAAATGGTCGATCGAATTAATGGCAACCAGATGGATAGTGAAGACACAGAGGAGATTGACACACTGGCTCTTATATTGAGCGAAGTACAGCGACTGAGGGAAGTCACAAATGACTCGATGGACGAGTTACGGCAACAGGTCAAGGGGCTTAATGATAAAGTTCATAGAATAGAGACGAATGTCAGGTTGATTCAGCATGCTCAACAATTGACGGGCGTGTGTTTGGCCGAGATGAAATCCCGATTTGTGTCAACTCGCTATCCCTGCGGCAACGCCGATGGGGTAAAACATGACAGATAGGCGAAAGGATACATTAACTCCTATTCCTACAGGGGATTGGGGGAGTCTCGTTCGGAACATGACTCGATTATCTGACGCTATGATTCGGATAGAAGAAAACACCAGGACGATGAAGGACGAGATGTTACCTCCAGTAACCAAGGCCGCGGCGGAGGCGAGAGATGGTGTTCTTAGGCTGGGCGTGCGAGTCGAGAATTTAGAGACGAATGGGCATGTGTGTTCTGAACGAGAGAGACAGGCGAGACAGGATACTGACATTGCCGAATTAAAGCCGCAATACTATCGATTTGCAGGGACAGTGAAGTGGGCTGTGGGTATTTTGACGTCTGTGGTCGTTGTATTTGCGGGTGCGGCGGTAGGGTTCTATGGTTCGACTTATTCCATCACATCGAAGACGAGCGCCGATGTTAGCCATAACGCGGAAAAAATTCAGGAGAATAGCACAGTGATAAAAGAACTTGGTCGTCAACAGGCATCTGATCGTCAATTGTTCATTCGAGAAGTGAAGAGTTTACCTCGGACAATTTCTCAGCAGGAGATGTCGGTAGACGATGTTGAGGTAGTGTTTAGAGGAACGGAGTTGAATCGTCGAGAGAAAGAAACACTGAGGAGTATACTGAGAAAAGCCAGGTCAAAACAGGAGAAATGAAGTAAGATCTTGACGCAGAGTGGATCTCTAAGTGATGGGTTTCGGTGGAACAAATGACATATTCTGATAGGACATATGAGGAGAGACTTTCTGGGTTAGCGGTAGGAAATGGCGTTCTGTATCGGATGGCTGTGTGGAGTCATTTGAGTCGACGATATATCATGTGGGAGTCGCGGAATAACCCTGATCCTACGGGAGTGTACTTTCCTGGTCCGGGAGTTTTTGGTGTAGATACGCAACCATGGGCTCATATTGAGGCCTGTGAAGTGATACAAGGGGAGAAGACATGAGTTTTGGATTATCAGGATATGGGATTGCAATCTATGGTTCGATTATATATCCCGCTCCCGATGTTCTCATGGAATTGGGGGAATTTAATTTCTATGTAGAGTCAAAACTTGTGGGGTCAACTGTTCGTGTTTTTTATAGCGTTCCTTCTGTGGCCGACTCTCCGACCTGGACGAGACGAATAAGAATTCTGAGAAAGTGGGGAGAATGGCCTCAGGCGTATGACGATGGCGATGCCGAGTTGCTGCTTGATGATACTTTTCCCGCGTTGACTGTAGGTGATTATTTCTTTGACGACTCAAATAAAACACCAGGCGCTATCTACTATTACGCATTGTTTGCGCTACGAAACGATGGGCAGTGGATAAATGACACCACTCTAAACCGAGATAGCGCTTACCCTTACGATAGATGGGGAGCTGTCGATTATGGCTATAAGTCCTTGCCTCGCGGGTATCGAACAGACGACACATCGACAAATCACTTGTATCAGTTTCTCGGTGCGGTGCTTGCGAACGTTGACGCACTGAAAACTGACTGTGAAAACCTTCTTTCCTTGTTTTCGATAGAATCTATTCATCAGGATTTACTGTGGCTCATCGATTCCTGGATAGGGTGGCCGACGTGGAAAGCCGCAGGGGGATTGCGGCAACGGGAAGAAACATTGGCGGCGGCGGATTGGTTTAGAACAAAAGGAACCAAGGGCGCCTACGAAGAACTGATTGAGGGTCCCTCTGATTGGGATCTGCAGATTCAAGAGGGGTGGAAGTTTGTTTGCTGGACGAATGGAAGGTTCAGCACAGGAACAGTAGACACGACTGACGTGACTATTCCACCATTAATAGGAACGCAGACAGACAAACTGAGATATACTCCCGACTCATTGGGCTGGCATTCTTGTGTGGGTCTGGGATTTTTCCTTGTATCGATCCCCGCAGTTTCTCAGCCTTTGACTACCGAACAAGAGGATAGGCTTGATTTTCTTATCGAGTGGGGAAAAGCTTCTTTTGTCACAATAGAAATCATCTAGAGGAGATAAAGCATGCCAGGGAATACCCCTAATGTCAGTCGAAATACTTTTGATGTCACCAAGGAGTATCAAAGAGTTTCCATTCAGCAGGGTGTTCCCGTTATGGATGCCGATTTGAATGAACTCCAGGATAATTTGAGGATATGGATACAACTTCTTTCCGAATATTTCATTGGAACATTTAGGGTAGGCACCGGTTTTGGATTTGGGTCGGCTGCCGTTCCTACAAATCAGAATTTCAATATCGGCGCGGGATGGGCCATGGTCGAAGGAGCTATGATATCGACCACCAAGGCCGATCCACCGGCTGACGTCGAATATATTGACGACGAAAATTATATTGTTGAAGGGACGGTTACCGGAATTGACGGCGCCACCAATAAGATAACAGATGTTCAGCAGAAATTTCAGGCATTCATGGATTTAGTGGCGACGGCAAACCATGGCGCTTGTTATGTTCTCATGACGTCAGGCGCTGAGAGTGGAAACACTTTTGACATTACAGGATATACATCTACGACGTTGACGCTCGGCGCGGGAATCGGTGCCATCGGCGTGGGAGATACATTTATAGTCAAACCGCCCGTGCTTACTGTCCCCGGTGCTTTTCCCCAAACAGACACCGGTTACATCATGGCGTGGTGGGAGGATATTGCGGAAGAAGAGGATTCTGCGATTACCGACCCGTTTTCGGGGATAGAGACGGCGCACCGGAGCAAGCTAAGGTGGACGGTTCGGGTGATAGAAAACACAACAACTATCCCGTCAACTCCGACGTCGTTCGGGTTTGGTGTTCGATACCTAAAAAGCTTCGAGTTTACTCGAGGGTCAGCGGGTCCGCTCGTTGACGGACTATACGGTCATTCCGTCGCGTACTATAACACCGGAAAGTCACTGATAGACCATATCAATGACGCAGGCGATCCTCACTCTATTACGGCGTCACAGGTGGCCTTTACTCCGGTGGGTATTCTCTCGTCAACGAATGTTCAAAGCGCATTTTCGGAGTTACTCACCGATCTAGGGAACAGGGCCGGTCAGGACATAGGAATCAACACCGACTTCGCGAACGGAACGCTAACCGACACAGGAGCTGGCGGTTTAGGCGACTTGGACCCCGGAACGTTACAGGATGCGATTGCCCGGATCGACGAAACGGTTGTCCGGCGTCGGGCGTTTACCGCCGTATTGACGCACGGAGCAACGTCTGTGGGGGGTGACTACGACTCTACGGATTCCGTCGATCACATGAACGACTTCACTAATGGTGTGTTTTTTCTCCGGAGAGGCTCGTATACTTGGAACGCCATAGCAGCGCTAGCGAAGGACGTGTGGGTTTGTGGCGAGTCTAAGGATTCGTGTTCCGTCTATCTACCGGTAGGAACGTCGTCTGACTTTGAGTTTGACGGTAAATGGTCAAGGGTTACGCTCAAAAGCTTGCATTCATCTTATAAGTGGAAAGTGGATTACATTTCGGAGGTTATTCTAGAGGATGTAGCTTTTGACTCCGGTGCATTTCGGATAGTGGGCGGAAACACCACGATGCGAAACGTAACCATGAATTCGACGTCAATATCTACGGAGGATTATGGGTTGGAGATTATCGATTACAATCCAACATATCCTCCTAGAGGGTATTTTGAGAACTGTCACTTTTCCGGTCCATCGTCGTCCGCTATAACTCCGGAGGCGTTAATTTATATCCAGAACATAAGCGCAACGGCGGAGTATGAAGAGGGGTTGTACTTCAAGGATTGTCGGTTTTCTGCTGTGGGCGATACCTATGCTGTTCAGATTGTTAATGTTTTTGATATGCAGGTGACCTTTGATAATTGTTCTTTTGATTCAGACAGCGACAGGGTATTGATATACCTCAGCGCGGCGACTAACGTAAGGTTCGTCAATTGTCAGTTTAACAACGCTAGCGGAGCGTTGCTCGATGTTCGGAATTCGGGCGTGGTGTTTATGGGGTGCTTCTTCCGGTGCGGTGACGTGACTACGGGATCGACATTACAGGCCCTAACGTATTACGGGTGTACTCCTTTTGTGATGCGAGACTGTGAGATCAGCATAGGCGACAGTATTGTTAAACAGCCTGGTACTAGTCCTTGGATAGAATTCGGCGCAAGGGCCGGTACAGGAACAGGCAATCCCTGTCAATCCATCATTGATGGGTTGTTGGTGGTGTTAGATCCCAGTATTCCCAATCTTCCGGGAAATACGCCAATAGTGATGTATGGGCCTGCCGTTGAGGAATCGCGCTTATCAGTTAACGATATGGTGTTTGATACCAATAACAATGAACCGAGTGCTACTAGGCTGCTAAAGGGTAAGGTTAATAACTATGGTTCATGGGTGGATATTGTAGGGGATTCTGGTTTTGCTAGACCGTCGATAAACGGGTTGGCAATTGTAAACTGTGACGGTGCATCGAGCTCTGTTACCACCTTAGGGAATATTCTAGCGGCAGAGTTTGCGTCATTGAGGAGAGTTTCTATTGACTGCGCGGCGGCACCGTTAACGTCCACTCTTTATATTGGCGGTGTGTGGCTCGAGGAGGGAGTTGAGGCATATGAGTTGGAGTTTTCGCCTAATGGGTATGTTCCGACGGTGGGATCTGATATCCATATTGGTTCAGATTGTCATGTGTATTCCGGACAAATCAGGAGTATATATAACAACGCAGGCAAGTTTTTTATCATAGAGATGGCGGATTTTGCGTCGTTACATGACTTTTTAGTTCGAGTTACGCCGAACGCGGCGACGGCGCTGATAACCGTGGTAGGGATGCCGTCGAATCTTGTAATTGATCGATGTGATTTCAAGATCGATTCCGCGGTAGCGAGAACAGTGACTGAGGTTAGCTTAGGTCTAACCGATCAGTGTCGTTTCACTAATAATCGATATTGGGCGAATGTCTCCAGTGGTAAGGCTCTAATTATGGCCGGAAGGGGTTGTTTGAGTGACAGCAATGTCTTTATGTCAACGTCCGGGACAACTCCCTCTATTACAAATTCAGATATCACTTCTGTTACAGGGGACGACGTATATCTAAGCAGCGCTACTTGATGTCAGTTTCTTTTTTTCCAGGCTATCGGTATACTTCTTTAGAGGAGGTTCAGGGAGATGTCTGGAATGAGAATAGGATTAGTGATATCAGGGAGATATCCCCGATATGAGAGCGAAGTCATTCCTAACGGCGTTGTGACGTACGTTAGAGGAGAGGCGAAGGCCTTGAGCGATCGAGGCCATAACGTTACGGTTATCAGTCGAGTTTCTGCCAAGAGTTCAATGGATATTTGGACGATTGACGGTGTCCGGGTGGTGGGTCTCTCTTATTCGTCTTTTGGTGGATTTGCTGAGGGAGTGCATCGCTATGTTTCTACCTATCGCCAGGATGTGATCGAGGCTCATCATATCGATTATCCGTTGTTGCTGGAACAGGTGTTGGGAGATACTCCGACAGTGACGAGGTACGCTTCTGATCTCATCGATGAATTATATGATTCCTATCGTTTTGATTGGTTACCTTCACCCGTAGGCGATTCTTTTCGTCAGTCGGGTCGATCGCATTTATGTGGTGGACTGGAGCAGGCGAGACGGTCTGCTGTGGTGTTCTGTGCGGGTAGTGTTCAGCAACAACGGTTAGCGCGTCTGGGCATTTCTTCTGAGTCGTTGCCTTTGGGTATTGATTATGTTGTGGAGTCGGCGGCGGGGGGTGAATCACTTTTATTGATATTCGTGGGGAGACTGAGTGACTCGAGAAAGGGAGGAGATTTTCTTCCTAATCTTATCAATGCTATTGATACCGGGATGTGGAAGGAGATCGTTGTCGTTGCCGAGGCGAATCAGGAGGAGATTACTCGATTCCTTTCTCGAGTTACGGCTCGAAATGTCAAGGTGCAGTCTAGACTCTCAAGGGAGTCACTTTTGTATCTGATTGACTCCGCTCATTGTGTTCTGGTTCCATCAAGGAGCGAAAGTTTCGGTTATGTCTTTTTAGAGCCATTGGCGCGAGGGAAGCCTGTTGTTGCTTTCCGTCAAAAGGATGTCGTCAAAAACACTAAATGGCCGATTGACTTTTGTGAGTGGGAAGGGGACGATTCTTTCTCAGACTTGAGACGAGTGTTTGGACGAGGTTTTTTCTCTTCTTCTGAGAAAACTAGACTTTCCTTTGCTCGAGGGTTGCTGTGGTCAAACCTTGTCGAGAGATACGAGGAACTGTTCAATCTTGCGATGGTTCGTCACGAGAAACGATGGAATGAGCGATTTGGTGGATAGGGAATCCATAGAGGAGAGAATATGGAGAAAATTGAGTCACCGTTTGACGTGTTGTGGGTTGTAGACGACGCAGTCAAAGGAACGCGTGAAATTCTAGACGCATTGAGAATCCCAAAAAGAGGGTGTCTTGTGAGGAGTAGACTTTGGTTTCGCTCTAAGGGAGAAGAACTTTCTCTCTCAGAGTCTATGATTTTTGTTCCTGGGGTGAAGATCGAAGACATAACAGACTCAGATGGAAACACCTTAAGAAAGAAATTAGTCTCCGATTGTCGAAAGTATTAGGGTATACTTTTCTCGACAGGCCTTTCGTCTCTTGTCATTTTTCCAGTAGTTCAGACGATCGTTATCTCGAGGACGAGACTCGAGGAAGGGAGGGACCCTGATGGGTCAAACACTAACGAAACGGGATCTAATTAATCTCTCTGCAAGCGGCAAGGCTGCAGAGGAATTGCATGCTTTTTTGGTCGGTCTTCGAGAGGATGCGATCAAAGGAGTGGCAGGAGGTGACGCTACTCTTTTTCACAAAAAAGTAGGACAAGGAGAGAGCATTGCCAATGCTTCCGACTTAGCCACAGGGATCTCTCTTGCGAATGCACTGAAGGGCAAGCTGAATACACATCTTGCCTCTACGGGAACCAACGGCGATCACATGGCGGCGTCGGCTGCTAGTGTGGCCTCTGCTGATGCTACCACAAGGGAAACCCTTATCACTCTGGCCAATGAGCTAAAGGCCGATTACACGACTCACTTGACCGAGGGTGGTGTCCATCTTAGCAACGACAGCACGAATACCATCGCTGCAGGAAACGCGAACGCCGAAGCCGAGCTGTATGTTTTGGCGAACGAACTCAAAACAGATTTCAACGCACACAGGACGCAGGCAACAGTCCACAAAACAAACGACACGACAAACATAGTCACCGCCGCCAATGCCACCAGTTTAGCGACGGCGTTGACTTTGCTGAACGACATCAAAACACAGTATGAGGCTCATAGAGTCACCGCGGACATTCATGATGTGGCCGATGCCGTCAACGTAGTTGCTTCGGCTGATGCTACGACTCGAGAGACTCTTATTACTCTTCTCAATGATGAGAAAGCACAATATAACGCACACAGAACACAGGCGACAGTTCATGCTGTTGATGACACCACAAACATCGTCACGTCGACCGATGCGAATGGGGAGACTGAGCTTTTCGCCTTAGCCAATGAGCTAAAGGTGGATTATAACGCGCACCGAATAGAGGGTGGCGTTCACCGAGCGAATGACACTGTAAACGTGGTAACTGCGGCAAACGCGTCAGATTTGGCTACAACCTACACTCTGTTGAACGACATCAAAACACAGTACGAGGCACATCGAGCGGAAGAGGTCGTTCATGATACAGCGGACACGGCCAATGATGTAACATCCGCAGACGCAACCGATCTCGCTTCACTTCAAACGCTAGTCAATGAAATCAAGGCTGATTTCAACGCGCACCGTGTAGAGGCGGGTGTCCACGAAGGAAATGACACCACGAATGTTATCGCTTCCGCGAACGCGACAGATCTTCCCTCCGCGCAAACCCTAGTCAATGAGATCAAGGCTGACTATAACGCACACAGAAGTCAGGCCAACGTTCACAACTTGGACGACGCGGGCAATGCTGTTACATCTCCCGACGCCACCGATCTAGCCTCAGCGGAAACCTTAGCCAATGAAATCAAGGCGGACTATAACCTTCACATTGCCGTTACGGGTACACATCTTGAGGCTGACGCCACAAACGCCATTGCTGCAGCCAATGCCAGCGATATCGACACCGCGATCACTCTGATAACGGAGCTAAAAGCTGACTTCAATCTTCACCGGGTCGAGGCTGGTGTTCATGTCAGCAACGACGCTGCAAATCCCACGACAGCGCCAGATATAACGACAACGGCAGGACTTTTCGCCATACTCAACGAGATAAAAACTGATTATGTCGCTCACTTGATCGAGACAGGAGTTCATACAACAAACGACACCTCTAACGGGATAGCAGCGCCCGACGCAACGGATCTTGCTAGTGCCTATGTTCTCGCGAACGAGATAAAGACCGATTATAATCTTCACCGGGCCACCACGGGAATGCACGAAAACCCCGACACTACGAACGCAGTAGCTGCCGCCGCCGCGACCGACATCGACACCGCCATAGCGCTCGCGAACGAAATCAAGGCGGACTATAACGCCCACAGAACCCAGGCGACAATTCACGCAGTGAATGACGCAACGAACGTCACCGCCGCCGCCGACGTTACAACGAGCGCCCAACTATGGGTCTTGTTGAACGAAATTAAAACCGACTATAACGCTCACGTAGCGGCGGCAATAAGCACTCCCGCAATTGAAGAGGTATAACTCGGAGTGAGTTGACATAGTGGTGAAGTACTGACAGAAGAGAAGGAATAAAGGATAATAACAATGGCAAATTTGAAGATAGGATACGACATTTTCGCAGGCTCTTCCCAGGCAGGAACCGATTCCAGTGTTCCAGGGAACCTTATTGCAGAGACTTCCCAAAAAGGGAAGCACAAGGTCAAAGTTCAACGACTCAGTGATAACCAATACTGGGACTGGGTTGCTGAGGCATGGCAAGCTGGTCTTACGGCTGAGGGTGAGGATGGAGACTTCGAGGGTTCATATCCCGACAGCGGACGAGGCACTTATGCCGCAGTGCGTCGATTAGCGATGAAACTCCCGCAGGATATTCTCGACGGATTGACCGCGGCGGGCGTAAAGATTTGGGTTTATAAAACGGGCGACGCTCCCTCCGAATACATTCAAATGGCATTTGCTTTGTAGTCTTGACTCTGCTATTGCTCCTTTTTAGAATTGTCCTTGCATAGTAGCGGTAAAGAGAGGGCGAAAAGGTTGACCATCCCCCCAGATCCGCCTCTTTTCGCTCTCTCTTTTTTTCTTGTTTTTTCAGGGTAGCTCATCATAATTAGCGTTGATTTTTCTCTGGATTTTGTGCTCAGGGCGATTCGTTTCCACCTAACGAATCGCCCGTTTTTGTTGGGCTTTACTCCTAGTATTCTTGATTGACGTCAAAAGTTGCCGATACAAGGGAGGGGGTGACCCATGACTGAAGTGATCTCATTGTTTATTGGTTCAGCCTTTATCGGGATAGGCGTATCAGTAGGCATTTCCATGATTCTCATTATGAGGATTTTCAAGACATTGTGGAGAATACCCAGGCTGAGAAAGATTCTCGTTGGAATATACGCGATAACTCCCTGGGTTCCGATTTGTCTCGGTGGTGTATATGGCTCTTTTTCTTTCTGGGAGAAGCCTGCGCTTTTCTCAGATTCTCAGTATTCCACTGTTTTGATGGTAGGACTCGGAGTTGCTTCTGGGTTGTTTTACGAGAAGATATGGAAGGGCGTAAAACAGGGAATGGAATCTCGGGAAATTGATGTATTGGTGGATCTTCCGCCGAAGGATCAAATACGACTAAAACCATACTGAGGAGAGATAAATGTCCGGAGTTAGTTACTGTATAGGGATGTGTGCGGCTTGCGATGGGCTCGTTATTTTCAATCCCGACACCGTGCCTTCTATCCGAGTGAGAGGGAAGAGAGAGCCGTTGTGTTTGTTGTGTGCGAGGGAGTGGAATCGAATTCATCGCACAGAAAGGGGATTGCCCCCTGTTGAAATACCTGAAACCGCGTATGTTCCGGGAAGTGATTGTTTGTGGGAGAATATATGAAGCAGAAAGTCAAAAGAATAGCCAAGTGGGTGAAGGAAGAGTTTGTTTTTATTGCGTCGGTTATTGCTTCGATGATTTTAGTTCCCATAGGGCTGTCGTATCTCTTAGATCGGAGAGGGTATAAAGCGAGAGTCAACGATGAGACAAGAAGGGAAACGAACAGAGTCATCGGTGAGATGACGGGCAGACAGAACGAGATCGAGGAGGCGCTTCGATACGATTGGTTGCGGGAGAATCAGGCCAAAGAGATAGATGAGAAGTTGAAACAGATCACCAAGGAGAGGGAAGGAATACGTAGCACGGTAAACATGACCGATGAGGAGGCACTAGAGTTATTTCGTCGGATAAGAAAGGGTAAGCGTTGAGATGAATTCACGACATAGTGCGGTAGTGTGGGATGCGGTGGAGGTTATTGTTGTCGTTCTTTTGATACTTCTCGCCTACTATTTAAATCAGTCGTGAAAGGGGAGAAACATGTGTGGAGAGAATCGAGGAGATGATACCATTACCCAGGCAATGAACGCTATCGTTAATAAGGCTACGACTCTCGAGAGTACGGGTGAGAGGGTGGCGGTGGAGATTCCCTCAAGTTTGTTCTTTTTGCTAGAGGTAGAGGCGGTGGCTAGTGATGTCTCGGTGGAGAAGTTGGTAGTCTCGAAACTAAGAGGGGAATTATGATCGAAACGTTAATGTATAGGGATGGATTTATTGCCTACTCTAAGGCGTACCCTTCGATAAGGTTCTGTGGTGAGACAAGAGCGGAGGCGATGACTGGATTGAAGGAAATGATTCAAGAGATTCAGGCGCGATGTCTTAACTCAGAGCGGGAGGGTTTGGAGCTATGTTTGTCGGAGGCATTGATTACGTTATTGATGGACGAGTGCATAATACAGAAGCAACCAATAGGGGTTGTAGTGGAGAAACTATTGTGTTCTTTACTGTCGAATGAAGTGGTGGAGGTTTAAGTGAGTGTTTGGCAGAAATTCAAGGAAGTATTGTCGTCTAGAGCCGTACTGTTTCGACTGGATAACGCGATACTTATTGGGGCGGTGGTGGTGATACTCTACTTCATGTTTTGGGGTTAGCTTATGCGAAGAAGTTGGTTATTGATTATACTCTTTGTTTTCATGTCAGAGAGCGCAGTCGTAGCAAGAGAGGAAGAGGAATACGACGATCTTGGTGAGGGAATTTTCGTAGAGGAAAGGGAAGCCGCGATGGAACGAAACGGCATTCCTGGGTTTTGGTTTGAGCGAGAGTGGGGTCTTCAGATACTTAGTGACCTTCAGGATCTCCCGTTAGCGCGGCAGGAAGTCTCGCTATTGGATCAGCAACTTTCTCTTCGAATGGAGCAACTTGATCGGATGAGGGAGGCGCTAACGATAGAAAGAGAGATTCACGGAAGGATGACTCAGGAGTTGGAATCGGCGCTTGTTCAAGCTCAGGAGGCAGAGGCCAAGTCAAACACTTGGTACCGAAGGCCTGGCTTTCTTATCGCAACAGGGGTGGTGTTGACTCTTGTTCTCGAGATAGGCGCTGTGTTTCTGTTTGTATACCTTGCCAATTGACCTCTTTTCTTCTTTCATTAGACCCACCTCTAACCTTTTGTTTTCGTTCGGCTAACTTTTTTCTTTTTGTTCAGTTCTTGACAATGCCAATGTTTCAACTAGCGTAATGCTCCTTGTGATCATTGTTTGGCGGACAATGATCGCTAAAGTCTAATCACATTGTCTAGAAATAGCCCGGAAAACAAAGGGAGAGAAATGGGAGATTGCATTAAAGGCAAGAAGTATCCGTTAGGACATCCTTGTTATACTCCTTACTATAAAGGAAGACCTATCCATCCTTTTGAACTAGACGGAATACGACGGGCAATAATTGCCAATATCCACATACAGCAATTGGAGTATGGCGATGATTATCCTTTTGACCCCCGTGAATTTTGCGGCGTACTTCAACCCGAGAGGGAAGACTATACCCCGGAGTATATTTCTGGAGAAGGGCGCGTTGTTTTGCGTCATTTAGCCGAGATGAGGGATATGGCAATACTGGACTATGAAATTACCGAGGAAGGAAGGTACATATTTGACTTTTCGGACCTAGCTGAGCAATTCGATTTGAATAAAATCGAGGGATATTGCTGGTATGTTCCCATATTCAATGAGGATGGAGAGTTGAAGGATATGGACTATGTTTATCTTGAACTAGAGGAGAGGGAGAAGGCAACAGTACGCGATAAGTTCGAGAGAATCATCGAAGGCGTTCGTGTATTACGAGGCTTTCGTTGGATAGCTACTATTTTGGATATCTGGGGCTCTGTCTTGTCTTTTTGGGCAAGTCCGACAGGGGTTATACGAGAGCATTCTCGATTGACGTTGTCTCATCTGTCGGCAGTGTCTAGGGCTAGTTACTTTCTTTGTGCTCTATTTATGGCGGTGCATGTCTCAGCGGAAACTCAAAAGTTTAATCGACAAGGAGAGAAAGATGTCGATTAAATCCGCGATAAAAAGGTGTCAACTATTGGACAACCGAGACAGAGAAATTCTCTATCTCATTTATGAGCATCAGGAGGCAGGTGCGTTTATTCCCCATGCCAGAGTAGCGGAGTTGATCGGTGTATCGAGGGATACTGTATCCTATCGATTGCGGAAACTCAGACAGGCTAATCTTATTTCGTGCCAGCGATCCGGACGGAAAGAATGGGTATATCAATTTGAGGGGATTGTTGATCGGGGCCTTCAAGCCGGCACTGGAAGTCAACAACAAAATGACCCTGAAACTCCTGACCCTGAAACTCCTGACCCTGAAACTCCTGACCCTGAAAAACCCCAAATGGTTATCGACCGAAAAACTGAGAAATTTCAACGGGTTTCTGACACTGAAACGCCTATCTATGATAGTTATGATTATATATTAAAATCTTATTTAATATCTGAGGAAACATATAAGAATATATTAGCTTTAACACTAAAAACAATATTAGAACTAAAAGAGAGATGTTTCGACAACGTCGAAACCAACATCCAAAGTCCAACAAATAAGAACGATCAAATAAGATCCACGATTGATCAAACATCGTCGTCTGACGTTAATATAAAAAAGACGCGCGACGTGGAGAGTCTTGATTATTTCTCAGAATACTGTCAGCGAAGTGGGGGTCTGGATCTCATTTTCGACTTATTGAGTGAGACCTTTGGAGTGTTAGGAGAGGAGGGAATCATGAGAGTTATCGGCCCGAAGGGATTGCAGGAACTTCTTCGGTTGAATCGAGAGAGTGAATCGACAAGTGGAGAGTCACAGGAGAGAGTGGTTGTTCCGAGTGAAAAGCCGCAGGTAAGCGGTTCTCCTGAGCAACTACCGTTAATGTTGGAAGAAGTTCGTTCTGAGCCGTCAATCGGACGGCGACATCTTAGGCCGAAAGCGGAGAAGAAAGCGGAGAAGAAACCCAAGAAAAAAGCAAGGAGTAAATCGAAGACTACGCCACCAGAGGCAGCGGATGGATACAAAACAAAGCCTATCTCAGACTATAACGCCAAGGATTGGGTACGTTATCTTCAGGATGAAGCTTCTCAGCGGGGGTATGCGCCGAAGTCATTCAAAGAATGGGGAAAAGCAGGGACTCAAATGTTGTCATTGATGGCCGATGATACGCCTGAAAACTTAAAGGGGTATCTCGATTATTGCGTAAAGTATTGGCCACAGCTACAGGCGAAATATGGCGTAACAGGATCGATAACCGTTGGATGTCTATTGGGTTTTTATAATTCATTCGCCTTGGAGTATGAGAAGGGAGCTGCGCCGAAAATAGCGAAAGAAAAGAAGCCTGCGCATTTACAAGGGGAGTGGACAGGGGACCAACCAGAGAAACTGAGAAAGCAAATTATAGATACGAGTCAGGAATCTCTGTGGGTGGTGGCGGCGACAAAAAAGGGGATGAAAGCTCGATTAGAGCTTCGTGCACCGGGGGGTGTGGACGTGATTTCATACGAGGAATTCGATTTTTCGGGGGACGCAGTAATCGCGGGATTGCGAAAGATAAAAGAACTAGGTTGGCATAGGGATCGGTTCGTGACTGATGGAAAGTTACGGGCGGCAGAGTTGACGAAAGACCAGTGATCGCGAACGCGATACGGTCATAAGGACAGGGATGGATAAAATGGGAAAGAATATAGAATTAACGGTAGGTTATCTTCAGGTAATGGGAGTTCCTCCTCGTTATTGGCATGCAAAGTTTGCTGCCTTATATGATGAGCAGATTGAGGCTATGGAGGGAGTTATCGATGAAATGGAGCAGGATATTACGGATTGTCGAGGGTATTACTTGTACGGCCCTAACGGAGCGGGGAAGTCTTATCTGGCGTCAATGCTTTTGAAGTGTGGATTGATGACGTATGATCACAGGGCTCACTGGATAACGCCTGACCGAATCAAGGAGGCGTTTGTCGATAGAACTAATCTGTGGGACGATACGGCTAACATTTCGATGTATAAGAGGATTCATGATGTTCCTCATCTGATCATCGATGATATTGGGAAAGAGTATCGAGGGATGTCTGGATATGTTCAGACAGTATTGCGGTTATTGATTCGATATCGGTATGACTATTTGAGGCCGACAACGATTACCTCGAACATGACGCCGAAGGAATTTTCTGAGATTTACGGTGAGACGTTGGGGTCGTTATTCGGTGGATATCTTCGACCTATTGAGGTCAAACTGGCAGACACGAGAAAACTGAAAAAGGGAGCGTGAGGAAAAATGGAGCAAATGAGCCCGAGAGCAACGGCGCGATGTCGTTCTCTCAGAATCGTGAACAACAACAAGGGACAGAAAACGAAGGCGATTGATTACACGTTTGAGGTATTCGACGCTAGAGCGCCTAGCACGGCCCAGGCGACGATTAGAGTTCGATCAGTCAATGACTACTTCCGAGTGCTGAGAGCTTGGATGGCGCGGTATAGAGTACCTAGTGTCAACGTTAGCGGTGACGTTCTCGATCGATGAGCAGAGTGGAGATGAAATCGAGAGGAGGGGAGGGAGAGGATGATATGGACGAGACCGGCGTGGAATGATTCGAGGTATGGTGAAAAGCTCGAGAAGTGTTTGACGTACGAGAAGGACAGGTTGAGCGTTCTTTTGTCGTGTGTTCCTGAAGATTTTCCGTGTGAGCTAGCGCTGCAGTTATCAACGAATTATTGGCACATAATCGGGAATTATGATTCATACATTAGATTTGTTTATGAGAAGGCTCGCAATAGAGACAAAAAAGTCCATGGCGTTCAGCTATACGGCGCGGGGGGGCACTTTCCCGATTATAAGAGTCTGGCTGACTATATTCCCGCAATAAATCGAACGTATCGATATGACTTTGATAGGCGTATTTTGCCTTCATGGGATAGGTTAGTGGAGGCATGGAGGAGGTATATTCAGAGAGTCGATAAGAAAGTAAAAGAAAGGGAAATATCGGAGTTTCTTACCGAGAAAACGCACAAGGAGGTTACTCGTGCATTATCTCTCAGAGGATTGAGGGTAAAGGAGACAAAGTCAAAGATCGATGTTTTTGACGATGGGTTTTCTTGGTCGGTAGTGGTGAAGGACGAGGAAGTAAAAGTGAAAGCACCAGGCCTGACAATGGATTGTCCTGCTGGAATGATAGAGGTGGTTATGAATATAGTTGAATATTTTGAGCAGGAGAAAAGAGAATATAGTGAGAAATGCGAAAACACATGAAGAGAAGAAAACAGAAGGAGTATTCGGAGTTGATTTCTAGGTGTTGTCAGTCCTTAGATTCATATGAGATATGTGAGGGGAGGGATGGCGCATTGATTCTGTTGGTGTGCCTTTTATTGTCGGCGCATATAGGAGCGAAAGTTAATGATCCTAGTGGTAGATGTTACGACATAACCATAGGGGATAAGGATTACATCGATCTTCTGACGGAAGTAAAGGAGTTAGAGGAGAAAGAAGTGATAGCGCTGGGGATAGCGCTATTGAAGCATAAATTGAGAGTGCAGTATGGGGATTGACGAGAATGCGAAAGATACAATTCAGAGGCAACGAGGGATTTCGGATAAAGGGTAAAACAAGTATTCTTTCCAAGGAAAATCGAATTCAATACGTAAACGAAAAGCTCCATGTGAGTCGGGCATTTATGTTGACGTTTTTGGTCGAAAGTGGTGGTGTTTTTGGTAGCGTGATGAATTATGATGGGACAGTGATGACAGCAGGAGCCTGTCAGAACATTCTTGTGTATCCTCGGGAGTTGCGGAAAGAGGATTTCCAGTCCAGTGATGATCAGGGTTCTCTTCCTTTCCTTCTTGTTGCCATTGAGAGGTCGTGTCCACACCTTCGGCCACTGCGCAGGCTGTTTGAGATGTTTCACGAGGAGGGGTGGTACTTGTCAGGTGACGGGAAGATACGATGGAGAAAGGACGTTGAAGTCATCGTAGGCCACCGACCTTTGAGGTTGCCAGCGGGGGAAGTGGTTCATGGTGAGACGTTAAAGAGTCGAATTATTAGCCCGACGGGGAAGTTAGAGCCCGAGGGAAAGCAGAGAGAGCGGGCTGTTGAGTGGATTCAGACTTTTCATGAGGTATTCTCGGATCCGTCCACGTTTCAAACACAGGTGTTGTTCGAGCTGTCGCACAACATAGCTTTGAGGGCTGCGCGGTATTTCGAGGGTAAGGTTACATTCGAGAAGTATTTCTACAAAAAAGACATCTTGGAGGTCAGAGATTTGCCGCCAAAGAAGGATTTAGCTATGTGTTTTTTCTGGTGTAATTACGTGAATGCTCCAGGAAAGGCAATGGCAGTGATTCGGAAGTGCCGAAAAGTACCTCACACGAGATTCAGTACCGCTCTAATTAATGGGCTGGGAAACACAAGTTTTGCTCGGTGGGATGACGACATAGAAAACGGGAGATATAGGAGAGTAAGGCGTGCGGCGAAGAAGTTAGGGTATTGGCCTGAGAGCTTTTTCGAGAAAGACGGAATAATGCCGATGAACCTTCCGGGGTAGCTACAAAGGAGAAGTAGAGTGGAGGAGACATTTAATCCAACGAAGTATCAGGATAGGGCAAGGTATTATCTTGCATTGATTGATGGGCCAGTGACCAGTTATGAGATGGGAGCGTTGTTGAAGTTTAGAATGGGAGAGCGAAGTTACAAGGCCCAGAGAATCCTGGATAGTCTATGGAGAGGAGGAGAAATTTTAAAGAAAAAAGGGAGTATAGGATTAGAAGTCTGGCACACAACCGAGGGGGAAAAGATGGGTTGATGAGGATGAAAAAGTCACTATTCCGCTAAGTGAGAGTAAAAAGGAGACGCGATGAAGTGGTTCAAGCGATCGATATTGTGGGCTGTGACGTTGCCGTGGGATTTGGTTTGTTGGTTTTTGGTGGTGAATATCTACACTTTTTGGGGGAATAAACTTTGGTGGAATTATGGGTTGTGGACGGAGCTAACCCCTAACAGCTGGCCTACGAGGACATGGTACCGATATAAAATAAAAGGGAAGCCAGTACTCAATCGAGGCATAAAACAGGAGAGGAGGGGTAAGTGGATGACCTGGGCAGGAACGTGTTTGGGGCACGGTGGATTTTACGGTCCAGGGGTCTCGGGTGGTAGGCGGCTGGATACTCCGACAGAGTTTCACGAACATGTTCATGTAGAACAGTATGAGGTCTCGATGTTGAGCTCATTTGTTCTGGGGCTCATAGTTTTTGGTGTGGTGTATCACTTGTCTCCTTTGGTAGCCGTAGCGTTAGGCTCCGGAATATGGTTAACCGGAAAGTTTCACTTTTGGATTCCGGCAGGCATAGTGGGCTATCTGAGAGGAGAAGGGGCATATTCCGGATCGATAAGCGAGGAACACGCGAATGCAATTGTAGCGGTGCGAAACTTTCTCGAGAAAAAGTGATGCAACGAGGGGATATTTCTAACGTAACGGCCCCGGAAATCTGGGTTCAGGCTGAGCTTCTTATCGAAAAAACCGGAAAGATATTGGGATCGAAATATCGGTGTAATCCGTCGGCGATTGATTGGCTGGTTCGGTTATCCAAGAAATTCCGGTTGTTGGCAGTGACGCTTGACATGAAAAAAGAAACTCATATAAGAACTGCACTAATCGAACATATTGACGTTGTAGGGGAGGATAGTGTCATGCTTGCCCGAAAACTGGACCGGGACGAGAACATCGCAAAGGTGTATGTCCGGAAAGAGGATCGGAGCCTTTTTCCGATGGACACGAGGGTGGTAGTATTCAGCGGATGGGGGGAGGGATAGTCGGTGGATTATGAGGGAGGGCTGATCTCCGGTGTGGTGCTTGACGGCGACATAGTGGCGGTGTTGGATTTAGGGGTGACTCTAGACTTATTCTCTACGCACAAAGAGCAATGGGAGTATATTCAAGGATACTACTTAAAACACGGTGTTTCTCCCCCTGAGAATATCTTTTGTAATCGATTCAAAGGATATGAGTTACGAAAGCTTTCTCTTCCTTATTCTGTTCTTCTCGAGGAAATGAAGAAGAGATATACGCACAAGTTGATTTCTCAGACAGTTAAGGACTCGGTGGATCATCTGAAAAAGAAGGAACCAATGAGGGCATTAGATTCTTTCAAGAAGATGATACATAAGGCTGAGCTTAGTGTGGTGGAGTCGAGAGACTTGGAGCTGACTCAGTCGACAGAGGAGAGAAAGCTTAGATACTTAGAGGCAAAGAAGTGTGGAGGCATCATAGGGTTTACGACTCCATGGTCAGTATTGGATCGAGCAACGTTAGGTTTGAAGTCTGGGGAGTTTTGGCTCATTGCTGCGCGTTCGAGCGTAGGCAAAAGCTGGTGTATAGTGGTTCTTGCGCGACATTTTTGGTTTCAGGAGTATCGCGTTCTTGCCATGACTAAGGAGATGGAGCCGTGGCAGTTGGGTCAAAGATTCGACGCAATTCATGCGGGTATCTCTTACCGAAGATTTAGGGAGGGGAATTTAACGCAGACCGAAGAGAGTAGATTATTTTCGGTCTGGGAGGAGATGAGAAGTAGGCCGATGATTCACATCGTCGGCGGAAGTGATGGCGTGGGTGGTGTTTCTTCGATAGAGGCGAAGATCGATAAGCATAGACCCCAGATAGTTTTGATCGATGGATTGTATATGATTCCCGACGAACGGAAGGGGAAATCAATCTCAGAAAGAATCAATAATGTATCGGAAGATTTGCAGGCAATGACAAAACGTCGAGAAGTGCTCACGATAGCCAGTCATCAATTTAACCTCGCAGGCGTTGAAGACAAAGGAAGCGCCGATACATTGGCTTATGGTGACATTCAAAAGTGGTTTGATGGGATCATTGGGATGTATCGAGATGATAATCTGAAAAAGAGCAGGGAGATGTATATGAAGTTGTTAAAACACCGAGAAGGTGAAACCATTGACTTTGTGACGGGATGGGATTTGGATTCGATGGATTTCAGCGCAAGAGAAGAGGGGGCAAGTATTGATGTTGAAGAAAGTGCGATTGACTTCTAGTGAAATAAGGGGGCCCAGGTGGAGCGAGGATATGGCAGTGATATTGAGGGCGGCGGTGGACCTTCTTCTTCTGGATTTCTGGGCGGAGAGACGAAGAGGTTTGTTGTTCTCGGACCATCCGATTATGTGAAACAGTGGGTATCGGTGTTGTTTTGTAGGGACAGAAGCCATGTTGTATTATTGCTTGAGGATCTGTTTTGGACGGCTTATGTGATTCCTCTATTGGGTCTATCTCCAGTCATGACGTTAGCCAGTTCTAAAGGAGTACATCCCTATACCTTACTAGAGCGATGCAAAAAAGAGTATGAAAGACTTAATGAGAAGGAACAGCAGGAGAGCTGAGGAGAGAAACTGCAATGGATTGGGTTATTCATTTAGAGGAAGGGGATTCCATATGGTTCACCGTAAAAGCTCGGATTTTAGGGTCGACTGAGAAAGTGAACATAGGTGTGGAGTATTCCGAGAAAACGAACAACAGACTTCAGATAAAGGTGGAGTCGAGGTATCCGAGAAATCGGACAATATTGATTGACGGAAGGATTTCGAGACAGAAGTAAAGGAGAGGATTGGGGAGAAACTTCAGATGGTAGGGAGTAAGAAGTGGAAGGAAGGGCTGTCTAGCTTGGTTGATACTCTGGTATCCCCAGAGGATCTGGGATAAGGGAATGACTACTATTTTTGTGGAAGATGACACGACAAGAGAAAGAATAGATGAAATCAGGGCGTATGCTGAGAATCCCCTTCATTGGTATTTGCCAAGTCTTCCGGCGACGATTCCGGGAGCAAGATCGGAATATATCTTGGAGGTAGGAACAATACGAGCGGTTTTTTCCCTGACTAAGGTGCCGACTCATAGCAGTGGCGGGTTTGAGCTATTTCGTCATTTGACGGTGTCAAACAGGATAGGGCTTCCGTCGCCTTTGGTGGTATGGAGGTTGTGTGTGTTGTTCGGTTTTGATCACGAAGAAGGTTCCGATGTTTATCCCGAATTTCCGGATGAAAGGTGGATTTTCGGTGAGAACCCACAGGAGCAGTGTATTGCTGTGCTTCAGAGACTGCGTGATTGAATGAACAGGGAAGGTATTCTGTGGTTTGCGGAAAGACTTAATTTACAGGTAGTCACTCCGAATGCAGGGAATATCCATGTTTCTTGTCCGCTAAGTCCTTATTCGACTAGTCATAAATCATTGATTGATAGAAAGCCCTCGATGGGCATTGAAGTCAGAGAGCGCGGTGTGAGCTCGGTTCATTGTTTTGCCTGCGGGTTTGGTGGCACCCTTTCGCATCTAATGCACAGGATGCTGAAAGAGGATGTGGATAGAAATTTCTATCTCAAATTATTGGACGAGATAGAAAAGAGGGAAGAGGAGGATATTGAATATCTAGCGGAGCAGATCGGAGAGTATGAGGAGACGGTAGAGGAAGAGGAAGATGTGATGGACGAGAGAGTGATTCGTCCGTGGATGAAAAGGACGCATAAGTCATTACTGGGAAGAGGTGTAAGTGTAGATACTCTTCGGATATGGGAGTGCGGGTATGATAGGCCCTACAGGAAGCTTATTTTCCCCGTGCGCAACTACAGGGGAGAGCTGGTCGGGTATGTAAGAGGATCGGTGGACGGTTCTTTTCCCAAATACGCAAACGAAGGGTTCAGAAAAGGAAAGTATCTTTACGGCGAGAATCTTGTAGAGGAGGGCGCTTCGTTGGTGGTTGTTGAGGGTGTGGTTGATGCATTGCAAGTGTGGGCTGCGCTAAAGGAAGCGAAGTTGTTGCAACAGTTTTCTGTCGTGGCTCTGCTGGGTGCGCTGGCAACTCGAGATCAGGCGAAGAAGATTCTAGAGTTTACCGATGAGGTTATCTACTTTCTTGATAACGATATCGCGGGAAAGGACGGCATGTTTCAGACGTCAAAGAAGTTATATCGTACGGGTATTGTTCAGAAGAGAGTGGATTATCCTTTGATGTATGCAGAGGGCGATCCCGATATGTTGGTGCGGTCGGGAGTAGATGTGGTTTCGCTCATACAGGGAGCGACACTGCTTATAGGATGAGTGAAATGAACGACAGTGGTCAAGTACTAATTGACAAGTTGAGGAGTTTGATTGAGACGCAACGTTACAGCAATCGGAGCAAACCGAGCGGGCATTGCTTCAACGGTGTGGTGTGATATATTCCGGGGCTCGGAGGGAACAATGAGATTTTTGATTGTTGGCATTATGCTATTGATTCCAATGGTTGCGAGTGCAGGCGAGCGACCGATAACCGAGGAGGAGTGGACGGACGAATCCAAGGTATGGCTGGCTCGTTCGTGTGTAGGCGAAGCGGGCTTTCACGCTAGAGGCGAGTGTTTAGCTATCGCATGGGTGTATGCAGAGAGGTCTTCGTATTCCGATAAGTTTGACTTTTTGGGCATGGTAAAGAGGTATTCGGCTGCAGTTCAAAAGTCGAAGAATCACAGGACATGGATAAGAGGATTGAACTTGGCGGCGGATAAGCCAGAGGATTGGCCGGAAGGACCGGATTGGGAGGGAGTTTATAAGCCAGCTTGGCAAAAACTATTGTCAATGGTCGATGAATGGGCGAACGGGGAGTGGGATAATCCTTGTCCCGGTGCGAACCATTTCGGCGGATATCATGATACGAGTAGGATTCGGAGGCTGAGGTGGAGACCAGTTAAATGCATGGTAAGAACAAGAAACAGATTTTTTGACAGCAGGAGATTAGTCAGCGCCAATCACGCGAAAAGATGGCGGTGGACTATGATGATACCGAGGAGAACAGAGACCCATGAGCAAGGTGGCAATTCTAAAAACAAAGAGTGAGCTTCGTTCGGATGAAATTCTAGACAGTGCAGAGAATTTACTTTCTCAGATTGAGGATGAAGTAACGGGAATGGTGATAGTTTACACCCAAAAAGAAGGGCTCTGTTTTGGGATGGCAGAGGGAGACTATGTGGCGCTGTATACCGCTATGGATGCGATCAAACTGGGAATGTTGTCCGATCTGGTGGAAGAAGCAGGTGATGGTTGACAAATAATGTCAGTTTGATAATTTGTCAGTGCTCGAAAAGAGTAGCGCTCTAAGGAGATAAAAAAAACTATGGCATGGTATAAAACAGGGCAAGATGCCCTAAAGTATGCTGATCAAAAGGAGCAGGAATATGAGGAAAGGGCTTCCAGTGACCGAGAGTGGTGGCAGTCTCCTTTTGCAAGGCTTTGGCTTCCAGTAGGGGCTGAGGTCTCAATCACCTTTGTTGATGGCGATGTACATCCTGATAAGTATGCTTTGCCGTGGTAGTGGAGGAGCATCAAGTACAGGTGAACGGAGATTGGAAACACTGGAAGACATGCATTGATGGGATGACGCCGAGGGATTTTCTTCCTATTCTGAAGTTATCAGAAGAAGATCCTAACTGGAAGGAAGCATTGAGTCAGCATGGAATTGATCCCGATGCTCCCCGGGTTGTTTGTCCTTGTTGCAAAGAGGGTGAAAAGAAAACGGTAGTGTCCGCGTACACTGTAATCGACCATTCGGAATTCACCGATAGAAAAGGCAGAAACCGCAGTGATGAGTTAAAGCTCCTTGTGGCAAAAACTAAAACATTTAAAATTATACGAAAACAGAAAGAAAAAAGGGGCGTCCTGCGAGGGTTGAAGTACGAACTAAGTCGACTGACAAAGGATTCTCCAAATGCTGGTGATTCTCTGGATTTCATCGAGAGAAAGAATCTACCGGATACCATACAGCCCGCGCCTTATTCAAAGGTGTTTTGCCCGTCAACGCCAAAGGAAATGATAGAGTACTTTGGCATGGGGGCTCCGTCGTACGACGACGACGATATCCCGTTTTAATCCTTATCTCCGATTAGAAGGGGCGGTCTAGGTTTGAGGGTGACTAGGCCGTCTCTTTGTTTTAAGGGGGCGTAGTTATGGAAGTATTGGCGACGAGGGAGACCCTGTCATATCTCAAGGATAAGTGCGCAAACGCGGAGGAGATAGGGCTCGACTATGAGACAACGTCATACCATCCGCATCCAAAGGCGCCGTTACATCACGATAAACTCGAGGTTGTTGGCGTCGGGCTGGGGTTTGCAGACGGTGAAAAGACGTATTTGCCAATTGGTCACGCTGTGGGTGACAACTTGTCGTATGGTGAGGTGGTTGATTTATTGCGAAGTATTCTCACCGATTCATCGAAGTACATCTATGCGTATAACGCCAAATTTGAGGCAACAGTTACGAATTCGTTGGGAATAGACCACCGGTGTCAGTGGAGGGACGGGATGGTGGCGGCGTGGTTGATGGCTAGGAACATAATGGGAGGCGGTGGATATAAACTCAAGGCTCAGGTGAAAAAGTTTCTCGGGTATAGAATGGAGACGTGGGAGGAAGTTATCGGAGACGTCAGAGGACACCAAATAGCTCCGACGAGGATGGCTCCTTATTGCGCTGACGACGCATTGTGGGGGATGAAAATATGTCAACACCACATGGAAGGGCTGAAAGAATTTGGAATGATGAAGGTGTTTGATGTTCTCGAGAATCCCATTGCGGCGGAAGTATTGCCACACATGGAAGAATGCGGGATGGAGATTGACGCGAAGTTTCTTTCTCAGCTGTACGATGAACATTTAGCCTCAATGAACGAACTGAATAAGGAGTTCACAAAACTCACTGGTGCCGATATAGGGTCGAACTTAGCTATCAGTAAACGATTGATAGATGAATTGGGGTGGTGGTTACCGCCAGAAGGAGCTGAGAGGGGAAAAAGCGGTTGTTACTCGATAGCAAAGGCGGCGAGGGAAAAGATATTTGAGGCACTGGAAGATGACACGCCAGGCATGCAGGCTATGGAGTTAAAGATAAAGTATCAGACGATCCAAAAAATAGTATCGACGTACACCCGGTCACTTGTCGAGAAGGCGAGGCAATACAGGGACGGACGACTGAGAACATCATGGAACCAAACGCGGACGGACACCGGAAGGCTATCCTCGTCCGATCCGGCGTTGCAGCAATTACCAATTAGGACTCCGGAAGGGAAAAAAGTACGGCAAGGTGTTATAGCTCCGGAAGGATGGATATTGTATGATAGGGACTATTCCGGAGCGGATCTTCGCATGATGGCTCATCTATGCCGGGACGAAAGAATGATTAATCTCTTTCATTCTGAGGACGATAATCTTCACCGAATGACCTCAAACGAAGTAGGCTGTAATTACGACACCGGAAAAGTGATGAACTTAGGGCTAATTTACGAGATGAGCTCATGGAAACTTTCCCGGACACTAAAGATCCCGGAAAAGGATGCAGAGGAGATATTCGTAAAATGGCATAGGACATATCCCGGTGTAAGAGCGTATCATAGGGCTATTCACGACTACGCACGAAAGCACGGATATGTAAAGACGATTACAGGCAGGTTGCGATGGATTGACGGCATAAACTCAAGAGACAAGAAAAAAAGGAAACAGGCGGAGCGATACGCCTCAAATTGCGTCGATTATGAAACCGAGGCTTTGACGCAGAGAGGATGGGTAAAAGGCCCGGAGTTACGACAGAATGATATACTTTTAACGAAGAACATTGACACGGGAAATCTGGAATGGCAGGGCCTTACCGGACTGAGGTTGTACCCCGATTATAACGGAGAATTAGTGCATTTTACGACAAGAAACTTCACATCGGTATCCACGCCTAATCATAGATGGATGGTATATAACAAGGGCACAAATCGGAACGAGTGTAGGACATCAGAGGAGATATCGGTATACGGTGATCATCGTATTCACCGCACAGGTAGCTATCTAAACGCAACAGGCGACGGCTCATGGACGGATGACGAGGTACGGTTAATCGGGTGGTTTCTTACGGATGGAACGATTGTTCACTCAAAAAAAGGATCAGGGAGATCACCTACTTCGATTAGGGTGATGCAGAGTCTTAGGGCGAATAAGGAGAACTGTCAGGATATAGCAAATTTATTGGATCGAATCTCTGGTCTTACCCATGGGTTTTATGTTCGAGCGGAACATGAGATGGGGGTATGGACGGCATCGGGACCAGTGGTGCGACGAATTCTTTCGGTGTTTCCGGACAGGGTACTTACCATGGACTTTTTGTTGTCGTTGTCAGGGGGGCAGTGTCAAGTGTTGCAAGGAACTATGGTTAGAGGTGATGGATGGGAGGGGGCCAAGATAGGGCTGTGTTGTAGTTCAAAACGTAAAGCGGATATGTTTCAAGTGTTAGGGTGCATGACTGGAAAGGCGGTGTCGATAAAGTACAGGGATTTATCGATGTATAGCCCGATATCCGAAAAAATGCCAAACATCCCGAAGCCTAACGGGGCTTGGTATGCCACGATACTCAAGAGAGATAAGGTTCAAATTCAATCAAATCATAGGTCAATAGTCATCGAGTCCCGGGGGGTTTGGTGTCCGCAGGTTCCAAACACGTATTTCGTGGCGAGGAGAAAAGATAGTGTATTCATAACCGGAAACACACCGGACCAAGGGAGTGTGGCAGACATCGCAAAGATTGCGATGAGAAATCTCATTAGGGATTGGAAGTCGAGAGGGGTGTTGTTCAATTATCACACAGGAGAAGGTAAGGCGAAACTTATCGGACAGGTTCACGACGAGCTATTAGTGGAGTTGAGAGAGGACTTTGCGGAGGAGGGTGCGGATGACACACGGAGACATATGGAGGAGGCAGTGAAGTTGAGGGTGCCTTTGAAGACAGACGGCGATTTTGGAAAGGATTGGCTTGAGGCGCACTAGAGGGGTGAAGATATGAACTGCAAGGATTGCAGGTGGAGGCGATATAATCCGGAGAGTCTGAAAGAGCGGATACATGAGTTGAGGTGTATAGTCGAGATATTAGAGAAGGAGGTGTCGAGGTTAAGATCGAGAATGGAATCATTGTCAGCTTCAGATGGCCAGCGTAGTGCAGCAGTGGAAGAGGATGATCTTCCGTTTTAGGGTTACAGATGGATTCATCAATATTATTTAGGAAGAATAAATATGAAGTATTGTCAAACATGCCGACTATACGGCGAACGCTATTTCTAGAGTTGAAGTATGAGGACGAGGATTATGAGCTATGGCTATCTGTTCGCAATCGGGAGGACGGGGCCGAGTTCGACCATGAAGTAGAGGTGCGGCGGAAGCTGAAGTCAGGCGAGACAGAGGTAGCGTTGCGGTATGAACCGGAGAAGGAATGACTCTACTTTTAGAAGGTATGATTGGAATACCGGAAGATGAATTGACGGCTCGACAGCATGATATGTTAGAGCGTCGGTTTACTCCTAAAGACAAGGATGGCGTGCCCTGTCCGGTTTGGTCGGAGAGCGATGGGTTTGTCTGGGTTCCGCGTTCATATTTAGCGGATGTAAGGTCTGAGGGAATTTCATTTGTGGATAATACGTCTGACGGGTATTCAGCTTTTGGGCAGTCGAATGCTTTCATTCCGAGAGAGGGCCAGTCGGAGGCAGTTGAAGGAATGGCTCGTTATCTAAGGGCGCATTGGCATGGTGTTCTTGTTGCTGAGTGCGGGAGTGGAAAGTCGATTGTAGGAGCTCAACTGGCTTATACGTTGGGCGTGTCAACGGTGGTGTTGGTGCACCGGCAATTTCTCGAGGAGCAGTGGATAGAGAATTTCAAAGTGGTGTGTCCTGACGTTCGAATAGGAATAGTGAGAGGGAAACGCTGTGAACATGGGCCAGATTATGACGTGGTAATCGCTTCATGTCAGAGTCTGGCTGGAAAAAGGGAGTATCCTGCCAGCTTGTATCGAGGCAGTGGTTTACTGATAGCAGATGAGGTTCACATTTATTCGGCAAGACATTGGAGTCGAATCATAGGAAAATTTCTGGCTCGATATCGCTTGGGGTTGACCGCAACTTTTCGACGGTCGGATGGTTTGATCGACGTTATTCGTCACCATGTGGGCGATGTGGCTTATGTGATGAAAAGCACTTCGATGAAGGCCGATGTGTATTTCTTGAGTACATACGTCGAAATGGACCCGAGAGAGTACGTTCAGGTGTGGAACAACGAAATAAATCAGGCTTGGCTCAAGACGAAATTGGCTAAAGTAACGAGACGCAACCATCAGTTGATAGGTGTTATTCGAAAAGCAGCGAAAGCGGGAAGAAAGTGTTTGATTCTCTCAGAAAGGAGACAACAGTTAGAAGATCTTGCTACTGGATTGGTAGGAGCAGGGGTCAATGAGGATGATATCGGATTTCTGCTCGGCGGGATGAAGGAAGAAAAAAGAAGAGAGTCGAGCACAAAGCAGGTTATTTTCAGTACGTATCAACTGGCCAGGAATGCGCTAGATATCGAAGACTTGGATGTTTTAGTGATGGGGACCCCGATAGGTGACATACAACAGACAGTGGGGAGAGTAGTCAGACGGATCGAGGGGAAGAAAACACCGATAGTGGTCGATCTCATAGATTCGATTCCTTATTGCGAGGGTTTGGCTCGAAACAGAAAAAAGCAATATGAGGCATTAGGCTATAAAGTTTGCAGGGGTAGGATGGGGTGAGACCAGCTAAGTTCAGGAAATTGACAGAAGAAGAACGGAAGGAGCGATCTCGGCGAAAGTGGAGGAATTATTATAAGAAACATCGAAAGGAAATTACCGAAAAGAAAAACCAGCAATACAAAAAAGATCCAGAATATCGAGCGAGGGCTCGACGAATAGCAGCGGAGCAATACGAGGCACTAAAGAAGACAGGAACGACGGCGAGACCGAAGAAGAAATCAGATATGACAGTAAAGGTCGAGCTGGAGGATGGAAGAATAATCGAAACAATGGTGTATGGGGCGGCAGAGGTGGCTGCGCATATCGGAAGGACCGCTGCTACTTTAGCGATGTGGGAGAAGAGAGGGTGGATGCCTCCGGCGATGTATCGAACGACTCAAGGGAGGCGATTGTATACGGCGCTACAAGTGGATCTAATAATAAAGGCAAGAAGAAAAGTAAAACGAAAGTTAGGGACCTACTTTTCAAGGGAAGCGGTTCAGTGGTTGAGTGAGTTGTTTCACGAGATATGGGAGAAGTACCCGAATGGAGTTGAGGAGTAATTATGGCAACTAAAAAGAAGGCGTTACCAGTAACTCAGACGATAACAAGAATGTTCAAGAAAGGGAGACGGATAACAAAAGATGATGGAGAGAGTGAAACTCTGGACGTGTTAGTTTTCGAGACAGACGAAGTTTCTCATCTCACGGTAAAACTCGGGCTCACACTAAACAGGGGAAACTTTGAATCAGTGAAGGTGGATGTTTCGACAACTATTCCTCACTATGAGGAGGAGAAGGACGATGCGTTTCTGTATGCACTGAAGGAGACAGAGCGCCGTTTGCCGGCAGTGGTGGGAGATGAGAACGCTGTTTCTGATATGTTCGAGACGGCGAAAGAGGCCATGAAGAATGGCTAAGGCCAGACAGAA